GATACGACGCCGATCTTCTTCAGCTCAGCGTCGTATCCGGCCTCGTCGATCAGTCCGACGTCGAGGGCCTGCGTGAGCTGGCGCGATCGCTCGCGCAGCGCGTTGAGCTGGCCAGCGCCCGTCGACTGGACGAATGCCTCCTGCTTCTGCTGGAGCTTGGCTGCGGCTTCCGCGCCCTCCTGCAGAATGCGGATTTTTTCGGCGTTGACCTCTTCCTCGAGGCGGATCTTCTTGTCGGCGGCTTCGTTGAGCTGCTGCAGTTCCTGATCGGAGAACGCCTTCCCCGCCGCCAGCGCCTGCTGGTACTCGGCCTCATAGCGCGCCTTGGCTTCGGCGGCTGCGCGCTTGGCCGCCGCCGGGTCGCTCTTCTTCGGCTCGGCGATGCGGACCTGCGGACCCTCGGCACGCTGCAACGCCAGGGCTTCGGCCTCGGACAGACGGCCGATGGTGGGGCGCGGAGCGGTTTGTCCTGGCACGCGAATCGTGCCGGTGAGCTCGGTGTCGGGCTGGGCCAGCAGACGATTGGCAAAGCTGAGCCCGCCGGTCAGGGCGTCCAGACCGCCCCGGGCGCCCGCGCTGACCGTCGCCGTGCGGCCGATGTTCTTCAGCAGGTCGTCCCAGGCGTTGGACAAGGCGCGCGTCGCGCCGGCCAGACCGCCGCCTGCAGAGGCCGCCGAACCGCCGACGGTACGGGCCAGCTCAGACAGCACGATCTGATTCGACTCCGCAACGCGCCCGGTCTCAGCGAGCTTTCCGGCCAGCTCGGCCTGGCCCTCCGACAGATCGGCGCCGGCATCACGCAACGCCCGCATGCCAGTGACCGGGTTCTGCAACGCTTTGCCGACCGCGACGAACGCGCTGGGCAGATCCTTGCCCGTGGCGGACGCGAAATCGACGGCAAGCTTGGCCGCCTCGCGGAAGGTGTCACCGGCCACGCCCTTGAAACGCAGGAGCGCGGTGGTGCCCTCGCGGATCGGGTCATCGTCGAACCCCGAGATCTTCGACAGCTCGCCGACCAGCTCTTCGATGTCATTGGCGGTCAAGCCGGCGGCGTAGCCGGTGGTGCGCAACGTGTTCTGCAGCAGCGCGGTGGAGCGTTCCGCCTCCAGCGTGGAGTCCGCCACGGCGCGGCCGAACTGGATGATGGCGCCAGCGGAGAGTGCTCCGCCGAGGACGTTGCGCAGGCCGCTGGCCATGCCGGTGAGCGAGCCGAGGTCGCGTTCCGCGTTCTTGAACGACATGCCGACATTCCGGGCGCTCTCCTGCGCGTCGCGCGCCACCTGCTCCATGGAGCGCCGGAACTGCGCCACGTCGGCGGTGATCTCGTATTCGTAGCGCTTGTCAGCCACTCAGCTCTCCATCGGTTCGTTCTGCGCGCCGTCGATGGCCCGCAGGCGTTCAAGCATGTCTTCCCAGTCCCTCACCCGCACCAGCCCGCTCAGGTACGGCAACCGCTCCAGGTGGTACCCTCCGAGCAGGTTCCAGAGCGCGATCGCCTGCAGGTTCTCGCCGTCCAGCTCGGGCGCTTCCTCTTCCAGCAGCGCGCCGAAGCCGGTCGTTTTCAGTGCACCGGAGAGGCGGGCTCGGCGACGTTCGTGCCGGACCCGCTCGCGAAGTTTTTTAGGGCGGCCTCGATCCGCGCATTGCGCTCCTTGGTGCGGGTGTCGATGTCCTTCCAGATGGCGAGCAGCCAGTCGGTCTGCTGATCGAGCAGCAGATCGAGCGTGTCGGGCCCGAACGGCAGCTCGGTGTCGTCCTGCTTCCACTCCGGCAGGGCGTGACTGACGCGCACCCCTTGCCAGCCCTGGATGCTCACGCGCACGACCTCCCGCACCAGACCGGCGACGTCGTTCTCGTGCCGGTAGTCGATGGCCATGCGCTCGAATCGAGACGGAAACCGCACGGTGAACGCCACCCCAGCGGCGGGAATCTTGTGGACGAACTCGCGCACCGCCTCGGTGCGGCGCTTGAGGTCCTGAATGTCGAATCCGGAGTCGTCGATCATGAGGCGTAGTACGTGGAGTCGGCGACGGTGGCGATGCGGATCGAGCCGACCATCTTTCCGTTTTCGTCCGCGGGCTCGTTGTTGAACGCCCAGTAGCCGTTGCCGTAGATGCGGATGGCGCCGATGGAGATCCGGTAGGCCGTGGCCGCGCCGGTGCGGGCGGCCGATTCCACATACGTCCGCCACGCGGCGGCCGGTGGGTAGTGGAACTTGAAGTCCAGCGACACGGCCCGCGCCAGGCCGGGCACTACCTTTTCTCGCACGTCGTCCGACTCGGTAGCCGGGATGTCGCCGAATCCCCCGCCGCTGGGCTGGAACGAGCCGGCCACGATGCCGGTGATCCGCTGCCAGCCGGACACCTCCCGCACGGTGCCCACACCTTCGAGAGCCGGAAAGAACGTCGTGCTCTGGGTATCGACTCCTTCCAGGGTCACGTCGTTGGTGGCGACGGCCTTGGCGCGCACCAGGCGGCCGTCGATGTACTTCCAGCCGCTGGTGAGCTCGATGATGTCGTTGACGGCGACGCCGTGCGACGATTCCAGGGTGGCGACGCCCTCGGAGGCGTTGCTGACCGCGGTCATGTTCTTGCTGGCACCGTACCCGGTCGCGATCGCGATCTGCAGGCCGGTGGTCTTGGTGATTGCCATGGTGATGCGCTCCTATGCGGATGTGGACAGATCGGTCGCGTTGTTCCAGTAATCGAACCGGTACGTGAGGACGCAGATGCCAGGCGAGCCGTCGCCGCTGGCCGCCTCCCAGGTGCGGCCCTGCCGCAGCGGCGGGCCGGACATGCCGGGGTAGGTGGCGGCGCGGATGAGGGCGTGCGCGGCCACCACGAGCTCGTCCGCCGCGGTTTCCCACACGGCGCCGGTTCCCGGTGCCACGTGGATGGCGACGGACAGCGACAGGACGTTGGCCTCGACCTCGCCATCGGCTTCGGCGTTGTCGGTGTTTTCGTTGCCGGACTCGATCACGATCGCCGGGCACTCCGTCCGGTCGATGGCGTCCTGCCGGGCGCGGTACACGCGTGTGCCGACGGCCGGGATGGTGTTGTGCAGGGCCACCCGCACGACCTCGGCGATCTGTTCGGCGAGGCTGCTCATGTGCACCACCCGGCGAAGCCGCTTTCGTTCATCTGGGCATTCACGGTCGGAATGACGTCGCCCGGTTGGAGCGCGTATGGCATCTCGATATGCTCGACGGTCAGCACGACCTCCTCGAGCGCCACGTTGTTGATGCACACGTTGAGAATTTCCGCGTCGGGTGGCAGACCCAGCGCTTTCAGCAGGTGGGCATAGCTCACGCGAACACGGCCGATGCGGCGTTTCTTCATGTTTTCGAGATCCTCGCGACCTTCTCGTCGCCGGAGTCCAGCAGCCGGACCTCCAGGACTTTGTAGGCGATCGCATTGATGGTGACGGTGTCGCCCCGCGCCAGCGTGGTGAAATCGCTCGCGCGGAACCGCAGGGCGTATTCCCGCACCAGACGATCGCCGAGCATGTCGGCATCGCCCTGGCGGAAATGCACCGGCTTGGTCTCGGCGCCGACGGTGGCCTGCACCGCGAAGCCGTTGACGGTGTCGTACATGAGCTCGAGGTCGGTGGCGGGAATCATGCGGCGGTCAGTTCGAGCAGCATCTCGCGGGCACGCGAGACCCGGGACCACAGGCGTGCGCGCCGGTGGAACTGGGTGTGAATTCCCATCAATCCGATTCCGCTGGACGACTGGTAGGTGGTCTGCAGCGCGGAGAGGTTGAGCCCCTGGTTCGTGCCGAGCGTGCCGAAGTACATGGCCTTCACGCTGTAGCGCATGGTGGCGCCCCACACCGGGCTGACCGGCTGCGGCTGGGTCTGTTTGGGCGCCTCTATGCCGTTGACAAAATAGCCGTAGTCGGTGTTGTCTCCGATGAACACGCCGCACTTTGTGCGCGCCATGAATCCGGCCGGCGGCGTGATCTGAGCGCCGTTGTACGGCTCCCAGTTGCCACTGATTCCGTTATCGTTGGAACGCACCCAGGTCACGCCCCCGTCCACCACGCTGCCGTTGAGACTGCCCGGCCAGGACGGTTCCGATGCGCCGGTCGGGCCTGTGACGCGCGTGGCCACGAACATGCCCTTGGAGTTGAGGTTGTCTGGCTGGGTGTCGGAGGGCACGATCCACTGGCCTTCGCGCACGACCTTTGCGGCACTCCACAGGTAGTACTGGGTCACCTCGCCGTTGTACAGGTCGCAGCCGAACTTGCCCTTGTGTTCGCTGGTCGGCTGGTTGTTCGGCCGGACCGTGATGCCAAATCGATCCCAGTCGTAGGTGCCCACGGCAGTCGAGGACTGCTGGAACGTTTGCTGCGGCGAGGCCGTGCGGAAATACAGGACGGCGGTATAGGTGACTTTGTCGCCCTGCGACCAGGCAAAGTACGGCGTGCTCTCGCAATACGCCGCGATGTCGCTTTTCCCGACGAGTCCATCGCACCCCAGCCACGCGACGGCACCGGGCTGGACCCGCGCCGTGCTGTCGTTTCGCGCATAGGGCACGGGCACCGGCCGCTGTTGCACCGAGCTGTTGATCGTCTGCGCGCCCACGAAGGACGCGCCGAAGATGCGGATCGTCTTGTTGGCCCCGGTGTAGCTGGTGGTGCCGGCCACCGCCGCCATTCCGATGCGCAGCACGCACTCTGACCCACCGACGCCCACCGGCACACACCACAGGCAGCGCCATTCGCCGTTCGCCAGCGGCCCTTCCATGTGCGCGGTGCCCACGCTCACGTCTCCGGTCACGCCGGTGGCCAGGTTGAACCAGGCGCGCTGGGTGGCGCCGGCCTTGTCGACCAGCTCGAGGTACAAGTGGTCCTGGCCGCCGCTGGGTTTGGCCGCATAGACGCTGGCGTGGGCCAGGTAGCCCACCGAGCCCGAACCGAGATTGGCGGTGCTGAGGACGCTGCCCGGGATGGTGATGCGGTGCGTGCCTGCGTTCGTGCCCTCGTCCAGCACGGTGGCGTTGGGCATGCCGGTCACGGCCGTGTCCGCCGACAGCGAGACGTTCGTGGCCGTCCAGCCCGAAAAATCCTCCGACGAGGTGATCTGGTTGGTCGACTCCGGATACGTCGCCACACCGGCGATGGTGGTGATTTCGTCGCCCAGACTCGCGGCGATGAGTCCGGTCGCCGGTGTCAGCACATCGGCCGGCTGCCGCGAGAAGTAGCGGACGCCGTCGACGTTGGCCCCGTGGTAGTACCGGCCGCGCAGCACGCCGTCCTGGGAAACATACTCGGGCACGATGTTGGTGCCATACCCGAGCCGGTCGGAGACGAAGGGCATGGCCACTTCGATGCTGCCGGCGGAGGTGCTGGCCCAGCTCGTAGGCGCGATGGAAAACGCGTAGCCCTGCTGCAGCCAGCCGTAGTAGGTGGCCGACCCCGGGTCGCCGGTCAGGGCGACCGTGAACGTATTCGTGGTGATGCCGGTGATGGTGTACTCACCGTCGAACGTGTTGGGCTGACAGCCGGAAATGCGCACGGTGCTGCCGCTGGCCAGACCGTGCGCGTTGCTGGTGACGGTCAGCACGTTGGAGGACCAGGACAGTCCGCTGATGCGTTTTGGCGCCGCCGGCGTGAACAGGATGCCGAATCGCTGCCAGGTAGTGGACAGGTTCACGACTTGCGTGGCCAGGGTCGCACCGCCCGGCGAGTGCACCCGGATCTCGGCCGTGCCGGTTCCGCCCGAGATCTGCCGCAGGGAACAGCCGCCGATATGGGAGACAGGCAGCAGCAGATCGGACCCCGCCAGGCGGCCATGCCGGCGCAGGCTGCGGGCGGTGCGCAACACGCTGTTGGCCTGCCCGTCGCGGGTGACGATCCAGGCGGACTGCTCGCCGTCGGGCCCGGTGCGCGAGGTGAGGTTGGGCACGCTGACCGTGGCGCCGTTCACCGCGGACCAGCCATCGGTCCCGGTGTACGACAGATGCTCGGTGTAGCGCAGCAGGTTCTCGACACGCCGCGCGCCCCAGATCAACGCCTCGCCGCTCTTGCATTCCCGGACGTAGCCGGCCCAGTCCGTCACGTGCGACAGCCCGGATCCCCCGGTCGAGCGCAGGAATTCCACGTGCGGGCCTGCCGACGAGTACAGCCCGTCGACGAAATCAGCGCTGAACACGAGACCCGCCAGGGCCGTGTTGCCCACGCGCGGATCGTCGCCCACGTACACCGCCTCGCGTTGATAGACGAGATCGGCCTCGAGGCCCGGCGACAGGGTGAGCTGCGCCCCCGCGGCGTACGCGACGCCGCTGAAGCGCTTGTTGACGAGCAGCTGGATAGGCATGACTTAGACGGTCTTCGGACGGCCGGCGGCGAGCACCGCGAAGTTGAACGACGGGGTCGTTCCCCCGATCGTCCAGTCCGCCGAGATCCAGCCGCGCACCGAGCCGGCGGGAATCACCAGCTTTTGCATGTTGTTGCTCGTGGTGATCTGCGTGAACGCCGCGTTGGCGACGTCGGCAGATCCGGCTCCGCCGGAGCTGGTGGCATCCTTGATCTTCACGTCCAGCGTCGGCGTAGTGCCGGACACGGGGCCGCAGTTGAGCAGCACGAGGATGTCGCCTTCGATGTCGCGCACGTCGATCCACGACCCGCCCGCGCTGGAGGTCCGCGCGTTACTGGCCGCAAGGACTCGGGGGTCGGCGGCGGAAGCTTCGTTGCCTAGCATGTCGTTCTCCTGCTGCGGCGCGCGGCCGCGTTGGGGTGGATGTCAGGGGGCAGCGGGATCGCCGGGGTCCGTCTCGCTCGTCGACGCCGGATCCGTCTCCAGCTCGACGACGACTTCCGACTCGGGGACGGCCGCATCGGCTGCCGCTGCCGGTTCAACGATGCGGGCCCGCTCGCGCGCCACGAGATCCACGGCCATGGCCGTGCCGACGGTCATCACCGTCCCGACCTGTACTTCCTCGCCGGAAAAGCGCGTGGGCTTGAGGATCTCGATCTGCTTGCTGTGGTTCATGTCGTGTGCTCGTGAGGTGATCGGCGCCCGCTTACGCGGCTTTCTTGCTGGCGGCTTCCTTCGCGGCGGCGTCCTTTTCCGCCTGCAGCTTTGCGTAGGTGCCGATGGGGCCGATCTTCGGGGGCGAGTGCTTGGCCAGCTGATTGGCCAGCCACAGCTCGCACTGGATGGTTTCGCCCGGCTTGGTCTCCACCATTTTTCCGTCGCGGCGCAGCCAGAAGGGGCGCAGCACCTCCGCCTTCACTTCGCGGTTGGCGAGCGCAACGTTGGGTCCGGTCAACATGTCGATGACTCCTATGTGAGGGGTTGCCGGACGCGGACCGATTGCCGCGTCCGGGTGATGACGATCAGGACACCGAGGTGGCGACGGAGAACGCGCCGGGGTGGCGCACACCCACGTCGACGCTCGCCATGGCGCGCACCCCGACGATGCCGGCGGTGAAGCCGGCATAGGGGTTGACGTCCACCTCGAGCACGCCCCACTCGGCCACGACGATCTCGGAGAAGTCGCCGAAAATCAGAGTCGCGGACGGCACCTGGTTCGAGGCCATGGCCATCTTTCCGACCATTTCGCCGCGCTCCAGGGCGCCTTCCCACAGCACGCGGGAGTCGGTGCTGGAAATCCGCGCGCGCGCCATCAGCAAGCCGGCGACGGCGGCGGTGGTGAGGTACCCGGCGTTGCCGAGGCTCACGTTGGCGCCGAACACGTCGGACTGGAACTCGATGATCCCGGCCAGCGCGATCGAGGAGCCAGTGACCGAGCCGATGCCGGAGGTGTTCAGCAAGCCGGTGGGCTGACCCGAGGAGCCGGAGCCGTTGAGGCCCTTGGCATCGACGTCGATTCCCACCTGCAGCGCCAGGTCGGTCATCACCAGCGTTTCGATGTCCGGATTGGCCTGCAGGGTGAGCTGGCGAGAGATCTCGGTGTAGGCGCCGACGTTCTTGGGCGAGAGCGCCATCTGGCCGAGCACCAGCGCGGATTCGGTGATCGCGGTGGCTTCCGTCGACAGCCAGTACGCCGTGGCGCCGCTGCTCTGGCGAGGCACGGTGATGCTGTCGGTGAGGCCGCCCAGGCGACGCGCGCCGAGCGCGAACAGCACGGTGGCGTTGCGGTAAAGCTCGATGAATCCTTGATTCGTGGTGGCAACCATGTAACCGCCGCCGCTGCCGCTGGCCACGGTGAGGTCACGACGGCCGGTGGCACGGGCGACGCGCCGCGCCACTTCACGCTCGATGGCGGCGTCGCTCATGTCCATGCTGCGGGCCTGCACGTCGAACGGGACGTAGAACGCGTTGTTGGACTGCGGGGGACGGTTCAGCCGCTTCTGGATTTCCTCGTGTGCCGCGAATTCGAGGCCGGCCTTCTTCCAGTTCTGGTCCAGCGCCGCGCCGATGGCGCGCAGGATCGAGTACTGCTCGGTCTCGCGCTTGGACATGCCGAGATTGCCGATGACTTGATTGTCCTTGGCGCGCGTTTCGAGAATGCCGATGACGTCTTCGGCGGCCTGGTCGACGGTCTTGCCGGACTCGACCCAGCCGCGGATCACGCCGGCGTCGATGCCGTTCTGCTCACCCAGCCGGGCGAGCTGCTCGCAGCGGGCGCGCTCGAGCTTGCGAACGTTCTCGGCGGACAGCGTCGTGGACTGGTCGGCGGTTGCGCCCGCCGGGGCGTTGGGGGTGACCGTGTCGGTCATGGTCTTCACTCCTGTGGAGGTGCCTTGCGGCGGGTGGGACTGCGTTTGCTGCGATAGAGGTTCGTGCGTGCGGCCCACGCCGACGGACGCGTCGGCGGGGACGGTGACGAGACTGTTCTCGATGGGCTCCCAGTCGACGACGCGGTAAATCGTCGGATCGTCGGAACCGCGCTCGAACGCGCCGAAGCGTTCGTCGAGCAGTCGGCGGAACGCGGCGACGTCGCCGCGGGCGGTTTCGTGGGCGCGGGTGCGGATGCCCTCGAAGGCGACACCATCGAGCTCGCGCTCGACCGTCTTGCCCTTGACGGTGGTCTGCTCGATGACCTTGTGGATCTCGTAGCCGACGGAGGTCTTGGTCAGCACACCGCTCTTGACCAGGGCGATGGTGTCGCGGCCGGTCTGCGTGGCCGACGTGATGCGGGCCTTGCCGCGCATGACACGGTCGGGATCGCAGCGCACGGATTCGGCGACGTGCACGCCGCGCAGGTCGTTCCAGTTGTGGTTGTAGAGCAGGCTTGCGCCATCGTTGAGCCGGTCCAGCCGGACGGCGGACTCGGAACAGTCGAGGATCTCGACGCCCCACCACCGCTCGTACGGTTCCTCGGACGCGAACGCCATCTCGACGACGTAGTCGCCGCTCTCCTGGCTCTCTGCGCGCTGCTGGTCGATCGTGTGGGTGCGATAGAGCATGGGGGTTACCTCATCGGGATGACGCGGCCGGCGGGCGGTGCGTCGTCTTCGGATTCGCCATTGCCGGCTTCTTCCGGGTCGGCGGGCTCGTCGGGATCCGCGGCGGGGTCCTTCGGCGCGGCGGGTTTTGCGGGGGCGGCCGTGGCCGGATCGGTGTCGAACTGCAGCCCGGCCTCGCGCATCATTTCCAGCTCGCGCTTGCGCTCCTCGATCACGTCCTCCAGATCGCGGCCCTCGCCGGTGCGGGCGATGACGTCCGACACGGTGGTAAAGCCCGCCCGCACGGAGGCCATCTGCGAGTCCACTTCCTTGGCCGGGTCGATCCAGCTCCAGCCCCTGGGCTTGAACTTGACGCACTCATAGCGCCGGGGATCGCTCAGGTAGTCCGCGACGCTCAGCCCCTCGACCGCACCGCCGTACACGGCGGCCTTCAGCCACTCGCGATGCAGCGGCAGCCGGAAATTGCGGATCCACCACAGCTGAAGGGTCCGCCACAGGTCCCGGTCATCGAGCAGCGCCAGGCGCGAGCTGCTGTAGTTGCTCTGGCTGTAGTCGCGCGAGAGCGATTCGTACGACACCCCGATCCCGGCCGCGACCTCGCGCAGCATGTAGCGCAGGAACGGATCGATGGCGGTGTTGGGCCGGCTGGGGTTGTGTTCCTTGAACTGCTGACCAGGCGCGAGGTATTCGATGACGCCCGGCTCAAAGTTGATTCGCTGCTCGCCGTCGGCCTCGTCGGTCTCGTCGACCATGCTCCGGACGCTGGAGACTGCTTCGATGGAGGTCTCGACGAAGCCCATCTGCGTGGCGCTGTTGCGCGCCGCGATGATCTCGGCCTCGGAATAGCCGTCCATGTCGTTCAGCCGGCGCGCGGTGGCGTGCAGCCACGGCTCGCCGCGCGACTGGGGCCAGCGGTCGACGATGTACAGGTGCCAGATCTGGTCGGCCGGGACACGCACCAGCTTCTCCGAGCCCGCACGGGTCCGGCGCAGATCTCCGGGATGGCCCTCCCGCAGCCAGTACGCCACGGGCCTCTGGAACTCGTCCACCTCGACGCCCATGCGAACGTCCGCGCCGCTCACCGGCGACCGGGTCAGGGTGTCGGCCAGGCGCTCGCCTTCGATCAGCTCGAGCGCGAAGGGCACGCGCGAGGAGCCGAAGCGGCGGTAGTGCTTGCGGAAGATGACCTCGCCCGCCTCGAAGATCTGGCCCTTGGCCTGGCGCTCCAGATCGGCGAAGTGCAGCTTTCCGCCCGTGTGGCAGTGATCGGCCTCGCCCCACTCCTGGAATGCGGCTTCGATGCCCGCGTTGACCTTGGTCAGCAGCCGTTTGCGGTTGTTGCGCACCTGGGCCTGCATGCCCACACCGGCGCCGATCACGTTGTTGACGACGATGATCTTTGCGCGCTTGGCGTACGCCGCATCGCGCACCAGCGCGCGCGAGCGGTTGCGCAGCGCCGTCAGCGAGCTGTCGAGCTCGGCATCCGCACTGGTCTGGGCTGCGTTCCAGCCGGCCGTGGCGCGCGTCGCACGGGCGTTGTGGTACATCCGCACGGCCCGCTTCGAAGCGGGGCCCATGGGGATGGACCGCACGTCGAATCGCGCGCGCTCTTGCGCCGGGTCGTGCGCTGACTGCATCGTCCGTTCAGCCTGCGGCGGCGGTTGCCAGCGCTTGACTGGGGAGACCGAGGCCGCCGGGGCCAGCTCGAGCCACTGAGCCGTGCGAGGACACCAGCGCTTATCCACGGAGCGACCTCACATAGACGCGGTTGGGATTCTTCAGGCCTTTACGGATCGCGTCGGCGTGCTGCTCGCGCTGGACCTGGACTTCCCAGTAGTTGATGGTCCGCAGGATTTCGGCCGGGCCGTTGAACGTGACGGAGACGCCGCCAACCCGGGCCGCAAGAGCCAGACGATCAGCCACGTCGGCGTCCCGTT